CCTTTAGCAGTATCCGTATACATGTTTAGTGCGTTCTTGACACGTTTCTCTTTCCTACTGGGTAAATTAGAAGGAATTGTGATACCTAATTCCTTATTTTTCATGCTTTGATAAATAGCTTTATCAGCAGCACTGGGACCTTTATCGCCCGTTTTTGTCTTGGACTGAAGAAGATCCTTCTGCTGCTGTCTGGCCGCATCCTTCTTCTTTCTTTCCGTTTCTGTGGCTTTCATTCGTGATTTAGCATCTTTTTCGCGATTTAAAGCTGCGCTTCTTTTTCTGGCTGCATTTTCCGCATCTTTTTTGACCTGGCGTTCACGTTTGTCTCTTTCTGCTGCTTTTTCCGCTCTTTTTTCAGAACTTTTTACCGCAACTCTCTTCACGTTGCGCTCCCTGGTATCCTTAATTGCAGACGCTACCGAGCCTAATTTGTTAGCTTTATTTAATAGCCCGCCAAGACCGCCTGTGCCACCCGCTTTTTTATAGGCGTCTAATTGCTCTTTCGTAACCGCTGCCAGGTTTCTGGCCTTCATACGTCCTGCAAACGTCTTAGGCTTTCTGGACTCCGCATCCTTTCTACGATTTTCTGCTGCGCTTTGTATGGCTTCTGCGCTAGGGCCTGACGGTTTTGTCGCGCTGCTTTTCGCTTTATGCGCCCGTCTAAGTAGTGAAATCTGCCTTCTTTTATCAGCCGGGCTTAGTCCTGCTTTGTCTCTAACCGCTTGTATGCGCTCTTCTAGTACTGACATTACCTGATTCTCCGAGTTATTTTATCTAAGTTCCGTTGTTTCTTTCGGGCTTTGGGCTTTGGCGGCGGGTAAATTGCCTTGGCTCTTTCTAACAGGCTTTCCGCTTTCTCTTTCACTGCTTTGGATTTTTTCCGTAAAGGATGGTCTTCCACCCCTAGAAAACACCCCTGAAGTTTGTGCCCTTAACCATGGCTCCCTGCCCTGGTCCTTTTGAAAAGGCACCATGCTTGTTGGATTTGCCTCGTTTTTGTTTCTTGGCCGCACCACCGTGAGCATAATACTCTTCAGAAGCAACGCTGCCGCCGCCTTTCATGCCCAACAAGGCTTTGTCAAGGAATTTTGGTAGGTTATACCCTCCTCTATCTTCATATGGATCTCTAGCCGGAGGCAATCGTTTTGCTTCAATAATGTTGTCACGCTCCTCAGAAGACATCAGTCCTTCCAGTTCATAAGGTATCTCTTCTTCAACAGTTTCTGTTGTTGTTATTCGTTTTGGCATAGCAGTTCCGCCCTTGTTAAATAATTGGTCGTTCATTTTTCCCGCTTTTTTAAGCAGTTTGTCCGCCTCAGTGGACGACATATCTAACTGCTTTTGCATTTGCGCTCTACGAACCATTGGTTAATCCCATATATTGTCAAAACCCAGGCCCTCATCCGGTAAAGGCGAGGGTATATGCTCACTCTGGACCTCAAAACCACGGTTTATGATTTGATTTCCTTCAGCCCAGGGTATGGTGTATACAGATCGGTCGATTATGTATCCGCCGTCAATACGCGGAGTCACTACCGTACCGTCACTATAGATGTATCCGCCGTCAATACGCGGAATAACATACTCTGTTGCAAAAACAGAAAACGACAATAACATTGTCGCTAAAATTTTTGTATAAAACATCTTCATCTCCCCACTCTTTTCATTGCAATTTTGTGCGCTTCAGTAAAAGTCTTGCCTCCGCGCATTATTTTACGCATCTCCGTCATATGTTTGCGTGTATGGTGTTCGGAATGACGTTTTAACGCCTGTTTCTGTCTTTCTGTTAGTTTCTTTACCGCACCGCCCTTTTTATAGGACAAAGCAATCGCCTTGGCCTGGGCCGGATTGGTCACCTTTTTCCCGCTACCACTACGAAGAGTGCCTCTTTTGAACTCGCCCATCACTTTTTCGACTTTGTTTCCGGGCATGTTACTCCCCTCTGCCTCCACCACCCATGCGATCTATTCGCTCCATGTTTACATCTGCCCTTAACTGGGCAATGTCCTCCTGCGAACCTATCTTCTCACGGGTTATTTCCTGGCGTTCGGCCTCCCGTTGCTCCTCAAACGCCTGTTTCTCGGAAAACTCGTCCGCTTTCCGCTGCATATCCATTGCTTTAATGTCCAATTCCTTGGAACGAAGCTCTACCAGC